CTCTAGCAGCATAATCACAGGGGGGTTGTCCACTTACCTAGCAACAGAAAAGTGGTACTTAATAAAACTATTACAAGGAAAAAGGTAACATGGGTAAATTCTTATTAACAACGGCACTAACTTTGGTAGCCGGTGCAGCGATTGCACAGGAAGTAACCGAAGCACCAGTAGGATTAACTGGTAAAATTGAAACAGTAATTGCTGAAGGTGCTGGTGGAGATTGGGGTGCAACGTCATCTTTTGATCTTGGCGTATCTGCAGGATCTGGCTTAGCATCAGGTTCTATGTCTTTCGTCGTTGACTCAAATAACGATTTGGCTTTAGACGAATATTCAATCGGTACATCAATCGGTGGAACTGAATTGTCATTTGGAGACCAAGGCAATATTTGGATTGACACAGAAAACGGTTCTTCTATTGAAGAAGCAAAGATTGCTGATGAAAGCATTCAAGCAACTATCGCAGGTGTATCAGTAGCAGCCGGCTTAAACATGGATGATTTAACTGACATTCAAAACGTACAAGCTGGTTACGGTATTCCATTAGGAATTGCTAACATCAACGCAGTAGGTGACTATAACCTAAACAGTGAATCATGGATTGTAGCAGGTCGCGCAGACACAGACGGTATGTTGGAAAATGTACGTATCGGTGGTGCAGTATCATACGGTTCAATTTCAGAAAAACTTGGCTTTGAAGCTGACGCTACAGTAGGACCATTAACTGGTTATATTGGCGGTGACCAAGATGATCTAATGAAAGATGCAGGCGTTAATGGTGAAGTTGCTGTTGCAGGTATCGATGTAGAAACTAAATTGAACTATAACTTTGACAGTGAAGAATTAACACCATCAGTTGGTTTAAGTTTCAACTTCTAAGTTTATAAAAAATCAATACTTTAGAGGGGCTTCGGCTCCTCTTTTAGTTTGTATAAATAAAAGGTACACCATAAAATAGAGGGCATTATATTATGACTAATAAATTGAAGCAACTCACATGGGCACATCACCAAGCAGCTGAACGTAGAAAATTTGCTAAGCAACTAATTAGTGGTGGCATAGACCCATTCGTATATTATAAGTTTTTAAATTGTCAGTACTTAGTATACAGACTATTAGAAGACATTGTAATTATTCCACCAAACCTTACTGCAATTTATAGAGCTCCGCGTATTCTTCAGGATATGGATGAGTTATCAGAAATTTATGGATTTGACGATATTGATAGTTATCCAGAATCAGTTGGCAGATGTATGACACACATGCAAGGATTGGCTGATGCAGACGATAACGATAGTCTATTAGCACATATGTATGTAAGGCATTTTGGTGAACTTCATGGTGGACAAATCATTAAAGCTAAGACACCCGGAAAAGGGATTATGTATGAATTTGAAGGTGACACAAAAGTACTTATCGAAGAATTTAGAAAACTATTGCACGATGGTATGGAAGTAGAAGCTAAGAAATGCTTTGATTTCGCATCAGAATTATTTGACGAATTATCCAAATAACTATTGACATTCTTAGCTATTTGTTATAAAATACTAATATAAATCAAAACATATAAGGAGAGTAAAATGCAAGATGACGCATTAGATACAGTTAACCTTAAACCAAAACCGCGCGCTGAACGAATGCTTAAAAGTAACAGCGCACGTCGGCGGCGAAGTGTACTCAAATCAATTAGAGAAACACGTTTGTTAAATGAATTCGCAAAACTCCGAAGATTAAGAAAAAGCAAATGACTCCATTATGGGATAAATTGAATGATTACGCTGCGCATATTCGTGGCAAGTTTCAAGACAACTTTACTGAATATGAAGAGCCTGCTATGAACGATCTTTATTTTAAAGATTGGGATGATAGGTTTTGGCATTCACCCATTGTTAATAAAGCACATTTAAAGACTATCGTACCAGCAGATGGTAAAGGTCTTTGGTTGATGCACGTTAATGTTTTCCCTAAGGCTGGTTTAGAATTGCCAATCTTAGGGTTTGACATCGTTGCTGGACCAAAGAAAATTACTGGTTCGTTTATGGATTTCTCTCCGCTGCATGGCTTTGAGCATCCATATAGTGATTACATGGCTAATAAGGTTAAAGACTTAGAATGGAATAAACCAAGAGAACTACCAGATTGGGCAAAAGAAATATTTTCAAAATCAATGATTGCAGTTGGAAATATTAATACTGATAAAGAATTAGACCAATTCATTGCTGTAACATCAGATCTAGTTAATTATTATTTAGATAATTTAAAAGATATGACTTATGTATCAAATCGCGATACATCACCTTTATTAAACAAATATTGTGTTAACCAAAAGAAAAATCCGCACCTTCATCGGTCAATACTTGCTATGGGTATTACTGAAGAAGACAAAGACGATTATGTAAATAATGTTCTTTTTGCGGAGATTAACGGTTGACACTTTACGGTTGTTGTGATACAGTAGATATAAATCAAGGTTATGAGTATATAGAAATTGGCGGTTATCATTTTAAGGTAACTGTCACGTACTGCTCTAACTGTGGGTCAATGAAATCAACTTCAAATATTAAGGAAAGTAAAATGGCAGGCGACACTATTATTATGGAAAAAGCAGGTAAAACACTTAAGGCTGAATACTTCAGTACAACTGATGGCAGCGGATGCCGGTTTTTTATTAATGAAGAATTTATTCAAGAAGAACTATATGAAGGTAAGTCAATTCATTGGGCAGAAAGCGCGGCTGAAAACTGGCTTAGTGGGGTTAAATCATTGAATGGATAAAGGCAATTCCCAAGAAAAAGTTATTAACCCTCGTACGCCTGAAAAGGTACATCACGAGATTTCAAGCATGTTATCAAATGGAGTTAATTATATTGATGCGTTAGTTGAATACGCGCGACAAAATGGATTGGAAATAGAGGCAGTAGCCGATATAGTCAAAAAGTCTTCTATCCTAAAAGAAAAAGTTAGGACTGAAGCAGTGAAAATGAAAATGGTGATAAAAGATGATCAAGACATCACAGAGCTTTGCGAATGAGGAATCATTTAACTGTTACGTAAAATACCTTGCAATGAAAAAGCATTTTACTACAGATGGATATGATTATCATAAGTACAGAGGAAAAATTAGAGCATCGTTTGAGACATACCGTACTCGGAACGATGTTTTCTTTTTTCACAAACTCGCTCAAAAGGAAGACCCTGAAAAATTGTTAATGGCTAACATGATAGTCAAACCAAACATATGGATTAGGGAAATCGTTGAGCAAGACGGAGAAGATCGTTATGTGGAATGGACCAAGAAACGGGATTCATTATCACGCGTCGTTAAAGACGATCTTAATAAACTTAGAGACGAATACCAAGATAACTTTGTGTCTGTTCAAGGACAGCATCCAGCTATTATGACTCTCTATATTCAACGGCAAATAACACTTGAGACGTTTACTATTTTAACCCATTGCGCAAATATTTTTTCGTATTGGGACCAAAAAGTAGTTGACAAAATCGTAGCAAGTGATATAATTAGATTATCTAAGAAGTACTATCCTTTCTTAGAAATCGAACAGAAAAAGTTTAAAAATATTATACGTGAACACTTTTTCTAATATAAATAGATGGTCGGCTTAACGACAAATACATCGCAATATAAACAAACGCTATACACAGCAAAATTAGGAGATATAACCATGTCAATGGATTTCAACGCACTTAAGAAGAATCGTTCAGCTTCTCTAAACAAATTGAACTCACAGCTCGAGAAAATTCAAACTAAGAGCTATTCAGATCCCAACGAAGGTAAAATGTGGAAACCAACGCGCGATAAAGCGGGTAACGGTTTTGCTATTATTCGATTCTTGCCAGCCGCGCAAGGTGAAGAAATGCCATTCGTTCGCATCTGGGACCACGGTTTTCAAGGACCAACAGGATTATGGTATATTGAAAACTCACTTACGACCGTTAACCAAGACGATCCAGTATCCGAGTACAACTCAAAGTTGTGGAACTCTGGTCTCGAGTCTGATAAAGAGTTAGCTCGTAAACAAAAGCGTCGACTAAAGTACGTGGCAAATATCCTCGTCGTAAAAGACGGTGC